ATCGTCCAGTTTGTTGAAGGGGCACTATCCAGCGATCACTGGAATTTTCCATAATAACACAATTAATGGTAATTACCATATTGAAACACACTAGAAGTCGGCGGTCGATATCAGCGTTAACCGAGTCACTTACCAATTACAATATGCTTCAATATGGTACACCGTAGGGGTTACGATCCCCTCTAGCCACCTTGAAAGGGTGGTGACCTCACCAGATGTCTAACGGTGCATTAAACTCTAAATTGTTAAAGAATCTCAACTACTGAGACAACATTATATAACATCTTGATCGTCTTGTCAAGCATAGTGTTGTTTTTCTACAACATGTTACTATTTTTGCAACTGGAGTACGGGACAGGAATCAAACCTGCATAGGACAGTTTTGCAGACTGCCGCCTAATCACTCGGCCACCCGTACATAAATCTGGCGGAAGATACAGGAATCGAACCTGTCAGCCCATTTCTGAACGAGGGTTTAGCAAACCCCTGTTGCACCTTGCAACACATCTTCCATGGTCTCGGTAGCAGGATTCGAACCTACGACCCTCTGGTCCCAAACCAGATGCTCTAGCCTGACTGAGCTACACCGAGATAAAACTGGTGGAAGCGGTGAGATTCGAACTCACGGACCCATTTCTGAATCGACAGTTTTCAAGACTGTTCCAATAAACCGGACTCTGGCACACTTCCATAACTTTTTGGTGCTGCCTCTAGGAATCGAACCTAGTTCAATGGCTCTTCAGACCACCGCTATGACCACATCAGCTAAAGCAGCATTAACTCTGGCAGGGGATATAAGAATCGAACTTATAACCTTGGAATCAAAATCCAGTGTGATACCATTTCACCAATCCCCATCCGAACATCCAAACAAAAAACCCAGATTTTTTAGGTCTGGGTTTTGTGTTTAGAAACTACTAATATACTTTTACTCTATACACAAACCCCCGGTGCAGACCATGAGCTCTCGCCACAATTAAATGTGCGATATCCTGGCTGACTTGTAAAGGGTGTATGTAAGGACAACATTTTGTTCTTTCGGTAAAAATTTAATATGTACGTATTATATAGGCGTTTTTTACTTCCGTCAAGCATTATTTTTCACTTTGTTGTAAAAAAACAACACATTTTATTATCTTTTTGATAATTTTTTCCATCCCAAAGGTCTTGGTGTAATTGGTGAGTGTGGGTTAATAAACTCTTTAAATGTTTTCCACAACTCATTTTTGACTGCAAAGTTATACATAAGGCCTGCTTCATTACCATATGCATCTATCTCCCACGGATGTTTCCAGTAATCTACTTTGTCTGGATTAATCCTTTTACCTCTCCACATAGAGAGTTGGTCATTTGTTTCATTATAAACATATTGTTTCACGTGTATCATTTCGTGTGCCAAAGTTTTTAATATATCTTTTGCACCAATACCTGGATGCAATTCTATTACAAATTTTCTGGCTTGTTTTTTAGAATTATAACCAACTGTCTCTGCTGAACCATAAACGGTTAATGTGTCTATAAATTTTATGGTGACGAAACAATTATTACGAATACGAGTATCCGGAATAAGTTCCTTTGAGTAATAGTGAAAGGCACTAATAAGATAAGGTTTAAATTCTTTATCGGGACAATTTAGAATTCGTAACTTCATGGTTACTCCTCTTTAGTCTCAATATTTAGGCCTCTATTACTTCCACATCACAGTCTTTTAGAAACTCAATTCCATCACGACTTCTATATGATTGTCTATAATATACTGTTTTAATACCAGCCGTGTATATTTGTTTTGCACAATCTAAACATGGTGCATGAGTGAGAAACATTGCTGCGCCTTCTCCAGATTCTACACCTTTAGCTAACTTAGCAATAGCATTTGCCTCTGCATGTATCACTTCTGGTCTGGTTTTTAGTTTATATCTTCTTTCACCATCCTCATATGGATACATTTTCCACAACTCATCTGGCATTAACCAACCACCAGAATCTACTGGCATATACTCTTTAGTTTCACAATCATTTGGCCAACCAGACGGCATTCCATTATAACCAATAGAAATTATTCTATCATCTTTTACAATGATGGCACCAACTTGTAATCGTTTTGCACTTGATAATTGTGCAAATCTTTTGGCCACATCCATGTATGCTTCAATAAATTTATATTTCATTTCTGAGAATCTCCAGGCATAACACGATAATTATCTTCAACTGAATCTGGTGTAGATACTTCAATGATTGTACCTTTATCATAACAAACTAATTGATGTGGCATTAATGGTGGATTATGCCATACATCACCTTGTTTTAGTATTTTTGATTTGTGTTGAGCATTCATCGTATCGATCCAACGAACTTCAAATTCACCATTCAGTACATACCATGTTTCATCTTTGATTGCATGAAAGTGCATAGAAAATTTAGCACCTTTATCAAAGTGCATAAACTTACCACAGTATTTGTCATTCGTACACCAAATCTCCTCATGACCCCAACCTTTTTCTACTTTACCTTCAAGTCGCATTTATTTCCTCCAGTGTTGGTGCATATACTCCTAAGTGTTGTACTGTAACTGATGCAGCACGATTAGCCCATAGTATAGATTGTTCAATATCACCTGTTTGACAAAACATATAAGCCAATGCAGCTAAGTGTGTATCGCCTGCACCACAAACATCAGCAACGTTAACTTTAGGTGTGAAATAGTTGTTACCTCTATATTTGGCACCATCTTTACCTAAGGTAACAATTAGATTTCTATGTGAACTAATTAATTTAGAATTTTCCAATTCATTGATCTTAATATACACTTTACTTTCTGGGTATATTCTATCAAAACGGCTTAAATCTGTTTTTTTAGTATCAATAAAAATAGGACAATTATAGATCGCAATTATATCATCTATAGTTGAGTTAGAAATAGAACCCTTATTATAATCTGAGATAATAACACAATCAAACCCTCGATTCGTTATTTCTTCTGAAAAGTAAATTGGATCAGAAATGCAATCTTCATCTAACCTCATTAGTTGATGGCCAGATTTTAAGTCTATGTACCTTGTCTTTACTGATGTTTTATTACCAGTAATATGTTTAACGTTACAATTTAATTTTGCAAGATTTTCAAAGACGTTACCCGACATTCCGAGTTTAACCTCAGAATGTGATTCTTCTAATATGGGAACTGGTGCTTCAGGAGAAATACGATTCACATGACCATAAACATATATGTCACGACAATCGTCACCTAGTAATAATACGTTTAATTGTTTCACTTGTCGAATAACCTTTAATCAAATCAAAGAATATAATTTCACGACATACTTCTTGACCTACTATGTCTTTACCTATGTAGTCACTTCCTTTAACCATAGCATCATGTTTGGAAATAAGTTCAGTAAGTTCTTGATCTGTATTGAATATACAAACATCATCTACTGCTTTCAGATTCATCAAAAGAAACATTCTCTCATAATCAGAATTGATAGGCCGTTGTGAACCTTTTAATGATTTAACTCTTTCGTCACCATCAATAGCAACCGTTAACCAATCGCCTTGTTGTTTAGCAAAGTTTAACATTTCAATATGGCCACGATGCACTATATCAAACGTACCATTAACAAATATTTTTCTCATAATATTTTGGTGGGCTCTGTGAGATTCGAACTCACTATCTTCCGGTTATGAGCCGGGTGCTTATACCAGGTTTAAGCTTAAAGCCCAATTCTTTAGTCAATAACAAGCATACTCTTAATCATCTTATCTTTAATCATATCGGGTACTGAAAGATAAGGCCATTCTAACCAAAAAGGACAAACTTCTTTCCAAGAATTGTTTTCAACAAAATGTTTATATTCTTTTAGATGATCTTTATTTTTTGGATTAAAAGATGTGCGGTTAGCAATCATCTGTTGTGATAATAAGTTTAGTATCATTTTACCGTCTCTAAGTTATCCTTACGCATATAAAAAACGGGTTGCTTTTTATTTCGTTCAGGAATTTGTTTGACAACAGGAACGAATTGAACCCCATCAATGTCTTTTAAATCCCAATCAGACATTGTATAATAGGTATCCGTGTTCAAACGAGAACGTACTTTTTTAATGATAGATTTAGTTTTCATAATATGACCATTATACATGTAAAAAGAGGGGTTGTCAAGACCCCTCTTAGATTATTACCGTTTAGGATAATTTGGAAAATTTAAGTGTTCCCATTCCTCATCGGATACAGGCCACCACTTCATTTTGTTTCCTTATCCTTAATGGCAATCTTCTTGATTGTTTCTTGGGTGTTGTAGATATTTTCTAACCAAACTTTTAACATACCATTTGCAATCTCAGCATCTTTAATTTCAATTTTATCATTGAGTGTAAATGTACGTTGGAAAGCACGATTAGCAATACCTTTCCAAAGGAAGTGTTCGTTCTCGGCATCCTTAGATTCACCTTTAATCACGAGATCATTACCACTTAAAGTGATTTCAATATCTTGTTTGGCAAATCCAGCAACAGCCATCTCGATAACATATTTGTCATCAGCGACTTGTTTGATATTGTATGGAGGCCAGTTTGGTGCGTTCTTGGCGATACTGGATGATGCATCCTGCAATTGTTTGAATACTTTGTCAAACCCAATTGCAAACGGATCCAATGAACGTAGTTGTGGAAATAGAGTTGTCATATAATTCTCCTTGAATTAAGCGAGTTTAAAATTTGTTACCCCGAAGGCGTAACGGTGAATACTGGTTACGGGTTCCAGTGACACCATATCGTTGTGCCCGATTGAATCACGCTCCTAAGGTAGAAGAGCCCTCCCATCCCGATGGGACCAGGAATATAACTTATTTATATATTTTTTTCAAGCTTTTTGGAATTTTTTACCAATATTATATTTTGGTACTAATTCCCAATCGTCTTTTTCTTTATGAGAAATGATTTTTACTTGTGACAAGAATATAGGTGTTGGTACTTCTGTTTGTTGTGGACGAACAACAGTTACCAAACCCCAATCTTGCAATAGATTAATAATGGCATTCCTACGTGAAAGATCATTTTCAGTAATATCAGTAGGTTTACCATCTAGTGCAAACAACTCCTTGAAATGCACAATATAATATTGGCCTCTCTTATGGAGTATGTGACAAGATTGAAATAGGGTTCTATCTTTCTTGGATGCAACACCGATTCTGGTCAGTGTTTCTCTTACTTTTAGGAAGTCATCTTGTTCGTTCAATGTTACTTCCACCAAATCTTTAATGTCAATCATGATTTCTTCACTCCGCCTTTATCTGTTTTTGTTTTTATATCAGCGATTTGTTCATCAGATAGAATACGCAAGGCCTCTTTGGCCTTAGCGTTAGAAAAACCAAAGTATTCTTTTACGCAATCAATATTCTTATCCACCTGAGACTTTTGCCACGGTTGGAACTTCCGTTTCATAGGTCGTATGGTATTTAGAAGATACTGATATTGCATATCTTTATCTATCTGGTGATGTACATTCATTTCATTTGCATACAAGATGCAGTCCACATGAAATGAAAGAGCTCGATTGACCATGAATGGAGAGTAGTCCTTCTGGTCTATATCGTCATTTATGACAGATTTTTTAGTCTGTAAGATAGACGGAACGATATCTTTGAATAAATCTGGCATTATGCAAACTCACAGTCAACCATCATTTCTGTGAGACATGCCACCAGATTAATCTCTTGGTCAGCAGCAAACGCAGATTGATATTGATACTTGGCCAGAATCAACACACACTGAGGTATAGATTGTGATTTGATGTGGTCGTACATACTATCATAAATCTTACGATAGATACGAACTGGATCATTATCGATATTGTTTGCAACCCATTTACGAGCACCAGAAAAATCTTTTTCTTTAAGTGCAGTAATTAGTTCTTGTATCTGTACATCAGCAACAGAACTTAAAATGCCTTTATCAATAGAACCAGAAACAGAGTAACGTTGTAACTCATTTAGAATTCTACGATTGTCTGGAAAGTGTTTAGTGATAACTGCTGCAACAACTTGTTTATCATAATCAACCTTTTCTTGTTCAAGAATCCATTCGACACGTTTCATGAATTGAGCTGCAAGTTTGGCCTTACTGCCATTAACTTTGAAGTCAATAACGGAACATCTAGAATGAATCGGATCGATAATACGATTTTTAAAGTTACAGGTGAAGATGAAGGAACAATTAGAGGCGAACTCCTCGATTGCACCACGCATTGCAGGTTGAGTTGAATTAGGATTTAGATAGTCTGCTTCATCTATGATAACGACCTTGCGGCCGC